GACAAAATAATTTTGTGGTTAGACCTGATGGAAGTGAAAGAAAACCTAATTTGAAACAGAATTTTCATCCTACTTGTAAGCCTGTTAAGTTGTTTTGTTATTTGAGTGAATTGTTTTGTCAGCCTAATGGAGTTGTATTAGATTGTTTTATGGGAAGTGGAACAACTGGAGTAGCTTGTGCTAAAATGAATAAGCGTTTTATTGGAATTGAATTAAACAAAGAGTATTTTGAAATTGCTGAAAAAAGAATAAAAAAAGCAAATGAACAAACTAGTTTAGATGATTGGATGGGTGATTAATTTGATTCATATTGAAGCAATGGATAACAACATATGGATTTCTGGTAGAAATCCCGACAAAACAAGATACCAAAAAACAGTTCCATTTAGACCATATTTTTATGCTTTATCTGATATCCCAACTGACACAAAAAGTATTAGCGGAGAGTATGTGAAGAGAATTGAATGTGACCATCCTGGTCAAGTTCCAACATTAAAAAAAGAATATACAAAAACCTTTGAATCTGATATTCCTTATGTAGTGCGTTATATGTGCGATAGAATGGGAAAAATTGAAAAAGAACCTTTAAGAGTTTGCTTTTTAGATATTGAAACTCAAACCATTGACAAAAAATTTCCTGATGTCAAGAAAGCAACAAACCAAATATATTCAATTTCCCTTTATGACAATTTCATAAAAAAGTATTTTATTTTCAATTGGAAAAAAGGTCAAAAAGAAGAAAAGATATCTAAAGGGGAAGATGTATTTTTTAACTTCAGTGAAGAAACTCCAATGCTTCTCAAATTCATTTCTTATGTGAAGCAAAACGACCCTGACATTTTGACTGCATTTTACGGGGATGCATTTGATTTTCCTTATATCTTAAATAGGTTGAAAGTACTTGGAATAAAACCTGAATTGCTTTCACCTCTTGGAGAACTTGATGAAGACAAATGGAAAGGAACAACAAGATTAAGAGGAAGAGAAATGTTTGATTTCTACTGGGGATATAGAAAATTAAGTAAAGGAGAAAAAGAAAGCAATTCACTTGATTACATGGGGTTTAGTGAATTAGGTTTACCTAAGGTTAAATATGAAGGAACACTTGATGAATTGCGTGAAAGAGACTATCCAAAATTTCTTGAATACAATAAGCGTGATGTTGAAATAATGGTTGAAGTAGACAAAAAACTAGGAATAATTGATTTCCATGATTCATTAAGGCGATTAGCTAAAACACCATGGTATTCAGGATTCACAACAATTAGAATGGCTGATTCTTATTGTTTAAATTATTGTCATGGTAAGTTTGTTTTACCAGAAGCAAAAAGTGGAAAAAAAGAAAAAAAATTTAAGGGAGCAACAGTCTTTGAACCAAAAAAAGGATTAAATAAAAATGTAATTGCATCTGACATGAAAAGTTTGTATCCTTCAATTATTATCTCACTAAACATGTCTCCAGAAACTTTATCAGAAGATGGAGAAAATCATTCAATAACTGGAGCAAGATTTAAGTCAGAACCTAAAGGTTTGATGAGTGGAATATTAGAAAAATTATTTACACAAAGACAGAAAGTAAAGAAAAAGATGAAGGAATTTGAATTTGGAACAGAAGAATATGATAGATACTATAAAGAACAATATGCGTTAAAAGAACTAATGAATTCTTTTTATGGTGTATTAGGAAATGCTTCGTTTAGACTTTATAAATATGAAATAGCAGAAACAATTGCGGCAATGGCGAGAGAAGTTTTAAGTCACATAAAAAAGAATTTGGAATTTCAAGGATGTGAAGTAGTTTATGGAGATACTGATAGTGCTTATTTTACAATGAAAGATGATAAAAATATAGTAAAGGATGGAGAAAAAATAATTGAAACTGTAAATGAGTCTTTTAATGAATTTGGTAAAAAATGGAACTTAAAAAAACACATTCTAAAACTGCAATTTGAAAGAGTTTTTAAAACACTTATTTTTTTAGAAAACACCAAAAAACGTTATGCTGGAATTGTTTCTTATGAAGATGGAAAAGAGGCAGATTATGTGAAAGTGGTTGGATTTGAAGCTATACGCTCTGATACTCCTTATATTAGTAGAAAATTCCAAAAGGAATTTTTAATTCTTTTGCTTAAAGAAAAACCAAAAAAAGAAATAATTACTCATGTTCAAAAATTCTATAATAAAATTATTGGGAAAGAGTTTAAAGCAGAAGATATGGGGATGCCAAAAGGGTTGAGCAAAGACCCAATGAAATATGGTGGATTCAGAGATGACGGAAGTAAAATTATGCTTCCAATTTATGCTAGAGCTTCTTTATATTCAAATAAATTCAATAAAACTAACATAATGAAAGGCAGTAAAATCAAAATGATGTATGTGACTAGTGTTCCACCAAATCAACCACACACTGAAATAATAGCCATCGAAGAAACAATGCCAAAAGGTTACACTATTGACTACAACACAATGGCACAAAAGATTTGTATAGATAAAGTAAAAAGATTTTTTAGTAATATGAATTGGAGCGTTTCTGAAGTATATGGCCAAAACCAATTAAATAAATGGATGTGATATAAGTGGAAAATGATAAGTTAATTTTTGGGGATTGTTTAAAAGAAATGCAAAAACTTAAACCAAACTCAATAGATGCAATAATAACTGACCCACCTTATGGTACAAATTATGGGAAAGTGAAGGGTGATGAAAATACTAAAACATATCAATCAGCATTTCCAGAAATGTTTAGAATATTAAAAGATAAATCCTTTCTTCTTTCTTATTGTTATCCATTATTTGTTCCACAAATAATTGAATCGGCAAGAAGTAGTGGTTTTATATATAGATGGATTGGATTTAATTATTATCCAAACATGTTTAAACAAAAACCACAACCACTTGGATACAATAGATATGACTTATTTCTTATGTTTAGTAAAGGTGATGCAAAGAAGAGAGGTTATATCAAGGATACTATTCATATTTTGATGGATAAAAAAAATTACAAAAATAGAGAAGGTGGTCATCCTCATCAAAAGCCAGAAAAATGTTGGGAAAAATTGATTAAATCAACAACAAATGAAGGAGATGTTGTATTTGACCCATTTATGGGTACTGGTGGGTGTTTGCTAGTTGCTAAAAAGATGAATAGAAAGTTTATTGGTATAGAAATAGACAAAGAATATTTTGATATTGCTAAAAAAAGAATTGAAAATGCCAAAGAAATACAAAATTTAGATAAATGGATGTGAGTTAATGGAAAAAATGAGATTATCAAAATCAAAAATAATAAGCTATGATATGTGTCCAAAACAATATTATTTTAGTTATGTGAAGAAAATAAGACCTAAAGCAGTAGAAGCAATGGTTTTAGGTAAAAGATTGCATGAAAAATTTGAGAGTTTTTATAGAGCACTTCCAGATAAAATAGAAACCGAAAGTCAAATAAAAGAGACTTTTGAATTAATTTGTGGTATTAGTCAAAATCAAAAAGAAAGAGACAATTTATTGAATTTTTTTAGTATAAACTTAGACAGTTTTAGGGATTTAGAAAAGAAAAAGTTATTAAAATATTTTAAGCCTATTGCCATTGAAGATAAATATTATGATGAGGAGTTAGATTTTGTTGGAGTAATTGATGCAGTATTTCAACTTGAAGATAAGGTATTGATTGTTGATTGGAAAACAGGAAAATATAGAGAAGGAAGAGAAAGTGGATATAGATTTGAATTAGCAGGATACAAACATTTATGGGACAAGTTTAATCCTGAATTGCTAGCAACACATTGGGGAATTGGTTTTACCGGAAATAATGTTTTTTGGATTGAACCAATAAAAGAAAGAAGTATTGATGCAATGTATAAAAAAATGGAAAAGATAAGACAATTAATTAAAGAAGAAAAGTTTGATAAAAAGAAAAATGCTCCTTGTCAGTGGTGTGGGTTTTATGAACAATGTTGGGAAGGTGGAGAAAATGTTCAATTTACTATATAATCGCTTTCCAAGAGAAATGGGAACTCCTAGTAAATTTATGGTAAATAACATGGAAGAAGTATGCGAAGTACTAAATAAAAGAGATAAAAATGGAAAATCTGTAAACAATGGAAGAAGAAGATTATTTATTTCTCTTTATGAATGGAACCCAGATGAAAAAATAATAAGTTTGGACAAGATTTGGTTTGATTTTGATTTACCTCAATGTGATGGTGTAATAAAAATGCATAAGTGGTGTATGAAAAACAACTATAAACACATCATGTTTTTTAGTGGTAAAGGATTTCATGTTTATATATTAACAAAAAATTATAGTGGTCTTAATAACCCAAAGCGTACACTCTACAATTGTCATAGATTTATTGCAGAAAAAATAGGTTGTAGTGTAGGAGAAGGAAAAACATTTGATATTGATTGGCAAACAATTGGTGATGTTAGAAGAGCAGTCACAATCCCCGGAACATACAATACAAAAAGAAAAAGATATGCAATTGGTGTAACTAGACATGATTTAAAAAAAGGTTATGAATACATAAAAGAAAATGCAAGGAAACAATCTCTTGGTTCTGTAGTTTATGGAACAGAATATTTTGATGTTTCTCCATTTAATTGTGTGATGAAAGAATTTAGTACTCCGCTAGAATATGATGAAGGCGAATTTATAAAAGTAAATAAAAATGAAGTACTATTGAATCTTCCACCTTGTCTTAAAGCATGGTTGTCAATGCAATGGCCAGGATGGAAGAGGCGTGGATGGATTATTATGTGGTTAAGAGATAAGGGATTGTGGAGAAAACAATTAAATGAAACAATGCCCGCAATGTTGGAAGAAACAAAAAGTCTTCTAAAACAATATCTAGAACCACAAGAATACAAACACATGATTGAAGAAGACGCAAACCAACCATGGTATTTGTATTTTAAGAACACTTCAAATAGTTTTCCAACTTGTGAAAATATTAAGTATTTTGGGGAATGCCCAATGAAAGGAAAAGGTGCTTGTAAAGAAAGAATTTTATTTGGAACAAATGGAAATGGAGGGAAGTAAATGTTAGTCGTTGATTCAAGAGAAGGAGAAAAAGTATTTAGATTGTTAGAGAGATTGAAAATAGATTACAAAAAATCATCTCTTTTAGTTGGAGATTATTTTGAAGATGAAAAAGAAATGGTTGTAGAAAGAAAAACAATTGAAGATTTTTTGGGAAGTTATGTTAGTGGTCACTTATCTGAACAATGCACTAATATGGAAAACAATCTTGAAGAATATTATCTCTTCATTAGTGGAAAATTTGAAACTATGTTTTTCACACCACTTCCACCACAACTAAAACACTTGACAGCAAATTCTTATAACAAAATGAAGATTCATCTCTTGCGGTCATTTCCTAAATTGAGAATAGTTGAATTTCCAAATGACACTCAATTACTAAAAGGAGTATTGGAATTATTCACTTATGAAGGAAGCAAGAGAACAACAAATATTGTTAGGATGAAAGCAAGTAAAGAAGATGTATATTTATCACAAATTTGTTCTATTCCAGGAATAGGAATTGAAAAAGCAAAAAGGATTTTGGCAGTGGTAAAATGTCCATTTAATTTATATCAAACAACAGAAAAGGACTTAATAAAGATAGATGGAATCGGAGAATCTTATGCAAAGAAAATAAAGGAGTATTTTAAACCTATATGTTAATAAAGATATAGGTTTATAATATTATTAAGAGGTGAGAAAATGATTATGGAATTAATTTATTTGATGAGTTTAATTGGATTACTTTGTTTTTATAGTGTTCCGTTTTTCTTGGCTTTTATGATTATAATAAAGTTAGTAAAAGACTATATTTTGGAGGTGTAGAAATGAAATTATATCAAAAAATAAAAAAAGAATCACACAAGAAAATTCTTAAAAAAAGAGTAGAAATAAAAGATGAAGTGAGAAATGAAAGAATTTCTACATTTAAACATTTTTTTATTTCAGGAAATAACTGTTTTCATTGTTCTAATAAAGAAAACCTAATTAAGTGTCGTTTATTTGAAGATGACCCTATGAAACTCAATAGAAGATATGATATAGTTAAAGAAATGCCATTAAATTATATTTGTGCCACTTGTTTTTCTCGTATTAGAAATGCATATTTTGAATGCCATAGAAAATTATTAAATATGTGTACAAGATTTGAAAAAACAAATAAAGAACAAAAATATTATCCTTTTTCTGATTATTATAACACTGAAAAGTATACTATTGTGTTTATAACCAAAGAACTTACAGAACCACAAAAAGAACAAATAAAAGAATTTAAGTACATAAAAAACAAATATTATTATGCAAAACAAAAAGGTTATGAAATTGATTTTTACAAACCACCAAGTCTTAGATGTTTTCAAAAATATCGTGGATTTACTGACAACTTAGATAAATATGGAAATCCAAGAAAGGAAGCAATAAAATGATTACAATATCCCATGAAGACGGAACAATCTACTTACGCTTTCCTTATGATGAAAGCATAATTAATCTAATCAAAGATGAGTGTCATCATAGACAATGGAATCCAGAAAAAAAAGTTTGGGTAGTAGGTTTAGCTGATTTAGAAACATCACTCGTTCCAAAACTTCAAGCAAATAGTATTGATTATCAATTTGATGAAAGTTATTTGAAGATGTTTGCTCCAACAAAATATGAACCAAAAGTTTTGGATTTTAAAACCAAACTTCCACTTTATCCTTATCAAATTATCGGAGCAAATAAATTAGTTGACAATAGAAGATTTTGTTTATTTGACAGTATTGGTTTAGGAAAAACAGCACAAATTCTTGCTGCTATAAACCATCTTCAACTCAAAAATGTGTTGATTTTTGTTCCAAATAGCATTAAACATCAATGGGTTACTGAAGCAAAAAAATTCACTGATTTGAAACTTGTGGTTATTGATGGAACACCAAAAAAGAGAATGGAATTGTGGAAAAGTGAAGGAATAAAAGTTGTTAATTATGAAAAGTTAAGATGTAAAGAAGATTATAATTTTATTGTTAACAAAATTTTTGATTGTATTATTTTAGATGAAGCAACAAAAATTAAAAACAGTCAAACAAGAACTTCAACAGCTATTCTTAATTTGAATAGTTTAAGAAAATGGGTTATTTCTGGAAGTCCTATTGAAAATACCGTTGAAGATTTACATTCAATTTATAAATTTGTTAATCCAGATATTTTCGGAAATTATTTTGCTTTCAGAAATAATTTTTTAGTTACAAGAAGTGAAATATTTAATGGAAGAGAAGTTGAATTAGTAGTAGGAACTAAAAATCTTGATTTACTAAAAAAGATGATTAAACCCACTTCTATCAGAAGAACTAAGTCAGAAGTGATGAGTGACCTTCCACCAATTGTTGAAAAAACAATTTGGATTGAATTAAACCAAAAAGAAGAGAAATGGTATAGCCTATTGAAGTCAATGGTGGTGGAAAAAACAAAAGCATTAAGAAAAGGCATATCTGGGGTATCTTTTCTTGGAGAGTTACAGTTGATGCGGAGTTTGTGTAATGGTGAAGCCTGTTTAAAGGAAAGCAAGACGCAGAACCCAAATGTGTTGGAATGGTTAGAAGAAGTTGGTGACTCAAGCACAAAAATTGACACAGCAGAATCTCTTTTATTAGACTTGTTAAAAGAAAATCATAGCAAAATTATTGTCTTTTCTGATTTTTTAGTTCCATTGAAATTGTTGAAATCTAGATTAAATTCCAAAGGCATTCAAGTTGCTGAGTTACATGGAGAAGTGAAAAATAAAGAAGAACAAATTGAGATATTCAAAAAGAATGATGATGTAAATGTATTTTTATGCCAAACTAAGACAGGTGGGTATGGGTTAAACTTGCAAGAAAGTTGTAGCACAATAATTTTTTTGAATAGACCATACAATCCAGCCACAGAAATACAATGTAAAGGGCGTGTCTATAGACTAGGACAAAAAAAGAAAGTAAGCATTTTTTATATATCAGTTAGTGATTCTAGAGAAGAAGCAATAAATGAGATATTAAGAAACAAAACTGAAATGGCTAATCAAGTATTGATGGAAGATAAATTAAATTACATTTAAGTAGTAAAGTGGTAATAATATGACTAAAAAAAGAATTTCATGGAATAAAGGGTTAACCAAAAAAACAGATGAAAGAGTACTTGCATATTCAAAAAAACTTAAAATATTTTGGACAAAAGAAAGAAGAATTGAACAAGGAAATAAAATTAGAGGGAATAAAAACCCATCAAAAAGATTTGGACATCCTTTTAAAGGAAAAAAACATACTTTAAGTACTAAAAGAAAAATGTCTGATTCAAAAAATAAATTAATTAATACTGGGTGGAAAACATGGATGACTGGACGCCATCACACAGAAGAAACAATAAAAATAATAAAAGAAAAAAGAGCAAACCAACATTTCCCCCATACATCAATTGAAATAAAAATGGAAAATATGTTAAAATCTTTAAATATAAAGTATCAAACACACAAATCCTTTAATGACAATTCAATTATATCAGACTTTTTTATTGAACCAAACATAGTAATAGAATGTGATGGTGATTATTGGCACAATCGCCTTGATATGAAAAAGAAAGATAAAAGAAATAATAAATGGTTTAAAGAAAATGATTATATTATATTGAGGTTTTGGGAAAGTGAAATAAACAATAAATCAACTTTGGTATTAAAAAGAATAAATAAAATTTTGAATGATAAACGGAATTTAATTAATACAGTAATTAAAGAAGATATCAAAAACAAATTATAAAACCATTATATTTATAAACATATATGTATATAATATTAATAACACTTTAATAAAAGGAGGGTGAAAAAATGAATAAAGAAAAAGAACAAATCAGTGAAATTAAGGACAAATCAGGAAATGACATAACAAATAAAGAGACCGAAATAGAAAATACAAGAGCAAAAAAGAATAGATTGATTTACAAGGATTATCGTAAAGCAATCGCAAAATGTAAAACTAATGCAACAATGTTAGCATGGTTTCCAACATTTGACAAAAATGCAAAACACACACTAGTTTTTCCTCGTGAAGACGGAAAAACCATTAAATTGAGGGCAGACCATTTTAGAGCAGCATTTAGGGATACAAGCAATAGAATTAATAAATCAGGAATTGTAGCAACCAAATGGATGGATTTTTTTCCAACTAAACTTGAGTTAAATGGAAACAAAGTAGGAACATATATCAAACCAGTTTTAGCTCAAAGAACAGGAAGTGGAATGAACAGATATGAATCTTTGCCAACAGGAATAGAATTTGAGATGAAAATGAAATATCCATCAAGTGTTTTATCTCAAAAAGATATGAAGGAATGGATTGAAACTGTTGGAATAAAAGGTATGGGTGCAGTTAGACAAGGAGAGTTTGGAACCTTTGATGTATTGGAAGTGAAGTTTAAGTGAATATCAATAAACTTCTTTTAGATACTGGAAGGGTTGCATGGATAATACAAGAATTAGGCTATGCTAATCCTAAAATAATTGCTGACTACTACCTAAAAGGTTTTGGGGATGACATTTCCCCAAATACTTTAAATATTATTTTGGAAAAGTTAAAAAATCAAAATCATATTAGTATTTCTTTTGGAACAGATTTCATGCCAAATTATTTGCCTAAAAAAGCAATGTTTAGAACCATAGAAAATATGCAATTAAGAAACTTGATTGTTTCACCAAAAGATGTAAAGAAGAAAGTTGATAAATATATTGAAGAAAATAAAGATGTTTTTGATGAGAAATATGATACTTAAAATCAATTCAACTAAGTACAACGTAGAACATTGCACCACACCTCAGTGCAAACTAACCCAAACCACTTCAGCTCATAATAGTGCAGACCAGAACAACACGAGGCATTGCAAATCACGTAATGGAAAACCAAGTCAGACAAATACATTACAAACAAAGACACCACAGATAAAGTCACACCACTTCATATCAACCCAATTCAAAACAACTCAGATAAAAACAGAGAAATTCAATCCATTTCACTGCAAAGTAAAACACAGCACGCAATTACACCGCAAAGCACACAAAAGTAGTTCAACCCACTAAAAAACAAGTCACCCAAGCTCAGTACAAACCAAGTCACATTAGCACAGAACAAAACAAATCATAACAATCAAATTATAATCAACACCATTCAAAGAAGGATTGGAATATCTCACCCCCCGACCTTCTTGTGGTATTGTTGAATATAACTAAAAATAGAAAAATCCCTCCCTCCGCTACCTTTTTTTATTTATTTTTTGTCTTCTAGTAAACTGTAACTTGTTCCAATTAAGAAACCTAAAGCTCCAGCAATGTTTGCGTTTATTCCTGCAAAATAAGGTGCTGCTACGCCTCCTATAATGTAGAATAAAACTCCAGTTCCTAAACCAAACAAGAAAGCTGGTAATATTTTTTTAGTGTCCATGTGTTTTTCACCTCCTTTAACATTTTATATTTTATGTAAGTTAGTGTAGTATGATTTATATTAGTTTGAATTTACTTTTTGTTTCGCCTCTAATTGCTGTTGTTGGTTTGTATGTTCCGAAAAATTCTTCTATTCCTGGAACAATAACTTCTGTCCACACTGAGTAACCAGCTATAAGTAGTAGTCCTTGAATTAATATTTCTGGTTCCTGATTCAAAAAGTATTCGTATCCTTGTGCTCCAATATATCCTAATATGGCAGTTGCTCCAACTGATAATATTTTTGCACTTGTTCCTTTTATTCCTTCCCACATATTCATGCCTCCAATCTTATATGGTTAATTTATTATTAATAATATAAAGCATATTTAAATGTAATTGGTTTTTCCTTATTATTAAAAAACATCATACCATACCTTGTTTTTATTGTTTATTTTGCCTTATCTAGTGTTTTTTTATGGGTTGTATTAGGTTTTTTTAATTTGAATTCTTTGGGTTTTCTTTTCATTGTATTCATCTTTCCAAATGCGTATTTTTGATTCCATGAAAACCATATGCCATAATAATCTCTTTCTTCAGAATGCAATTTTCTATTTTTCATTTCTTTTAAGTTTTGCCAATAGCACCAATCTAAGGTCACGAATTGATTATCAGTTTCTCTGCAATAGGTTAAATAAGAATGACCTCCACCTTTAACATCTCCAGCGTTAAGACGGATACGCCAATAAGGTACACCTGACTTTAGCATAATATTTGCCATCAAAATTGCTCCGTCTTCACAGTCCCCTTTTCTTGTAGCTAAAGTTTCCCACGGCATTAACCAATATTCCCACTCACCAAAGGTTTTTTTATCTTCAACATATTTGACATTATTAATAACCCACTTTAATGCATTCAATGCTTTAACATCATTTGTTGTTCCAGCGACAATAGGAATTTTTGAATCATATTCACAAAAATAGTCTCTAACATCAATGTTTAATTCTTTTTTGACACCATTTACAGTTATCCATCTTCCGTTATAGACAATGTTTTGTTTTGGATATTTACTATTCCAATATTGTTCGTGTCCATCTTCTACTGGAACACCATTTTGCAATAAAGTGTCATATGCTTGTTTTATGTTGTTGTATTGAGTATTCCTTTTGTTGTATGTATTGGTTATTGTTTCTACTTTAAGTTTTTCATCGTTAACTTGAGTTATATATTCAACATTTTTCTCTACACATTCAGTTAAAGAAGTTGTTAGACTTTCATTTCTGGTTTCACAATTTTTCTGTGTAGTATTTACAAAAAGTTGTTTTATTTTATCTAAACACATTATTTCACCTCTTATCTGATGTTTTTTGTATATCAGTTCTTCCATTTCCACCTGCTCCACCAACACCACCATGATATTGTGGGTCAGGATTTCCATTTCCTCCTGTTCCGCCTGTTCCACCATCAGCTGAAACAGTTCCAGAATTTGTATAAGTGCCTTTGTAGTATATGTAAAGGTTTCCACCTCCGCCTCCACCACCACCAGCACCACCACGAGTATTTAATCCAGAAGAATGTCCTCCTATGCCTCCACCAACTCCTTTTGCACTAATAGTTCCAGAAGCACCAACAGTTAAATCTCCACCAACAAACAAAATAATAGAACCACCACCAGCTCCACCACCGCCACCGCCAGTTCCAGTTCCTGCACCGCCTTGGCCACCGCCAGTTCCCCCAATGCAAACCATTGAACCTAAACCACGATAAATAACACAATGTGCTGTTCCACCAGTTCCAGGACCAGTTCCAGCTCCATTTGCTCCATCATTTAATAAACTTGCTCCTCCTCCTCCACCACCATTTGCAGTTGAGTAAATTGGACTATCAGTTCCTTTAGTTCCGGGTAAAGAAACATTTTGGTCACCTAAAGTAGTAACATATTGCACAGGTGTTTCTCCATCTCCTGAACCTCCTGCTGCTCCTTTTCCTAAAACAGTTAAAGTTCCTTCAATACTACAATCTCCTTGACATTTTAAAATCAAAGGTAAACCAGTTCCATTTGCATCAGATGTTGTTAAAATTGCTCCAGCAGTAACAGAAATAGTTGTATAATTGTAAGTTTGATTCAAAGTTAAATTAGTTGTTCCAGATGGTACACTTAAAGCTCCATCTGAACCATCTCCATATAATCTTCCATCAATCATTAAACCTAAAGTATCATTTAAATCATCTGCACTTAAAGATTCTCCGTTTCCATAACTGAATGTTTCATCTTTATCCCACTTTTCTGCCATTTTTATTCCTCCTATCTCATTTTATAAACTGTTACAATTGTAACTTGGTTTGCTGTTGTTTTAGTAATTGAGTCATTCCACACAAATCTTCCCGCAGGGGCTTTTGTTGTATCATTATTAACATCTGCATACTCATATAAGACTTTACTTGTTGCTTCTGCTGCACTAATAAAACCTCTTACTGTAACTTGTTGACTTGAACTATTGAATAAAACACTAACATATTCTTTAAAAGATGTTCCGCCTTCAGTCCAACTTGTAATAGTACTTTCTAAACCAGTATCACTTGTTGTAGGCGTAGTGTCACCAGTTCCAATAATAAAATATTGAAATCTTTTTGTACTACTGCCAGTAAATGATAATTGTAAAATGTTATTAAACCCTGATTTTGTCATTACTCCTCCTGCTGCCATTTTCATCATCTCCTAATATGTTGTAGTAAGTGTACTATATGTAGTAAACCTTTCCCCAAGTCCATTTAGACTTATTGTATTGTCTTCTGATACTGTTAAATAATCATGACTCCATGTAGTTGCTGCACTAACAGTCCCTTTTATCTCACCATAACTGCTGTTTGTCCAGGTGACTGTGCCAACTCTACTTGATGGAGCGGTTGCATCAAATAACAATAAAGTCCAACCACTATCTAAACTCCATGTTGTGGTATCGGATGCCACTTTTTGTGCGTAAGTTTGTGAATTGTAAACAAAATAATTTGATGTGTTAGGACCAATTCTTAATTGTATTGTGCTTGTAAAATTTCCTATTTGAGTAGTATTTAACCATACTCCAAATGTTCCTTCTGATGGTGTTCCACTACCAGTTCCAACACATCCTGAAAGGTCACCAATACTTGATGTGTTTCTTAAACCAAAACTTCCACTGACAGTACCAACAAATTGTATTGCACCTGTTCCTGTAAGATAATCTCCACTTGTCCCTTGTGTAGTTGCCATAGTTGATTTGGCAGTGGTTATTCCTGTATCGCTCCACTTTGTAACATCTTCAAAATTGTTGATTATTTTTGTATTACTACTGCTATGCATAGTACTATTTGGAGGTACACCAAGTAGAAACGAATCATTAATTCTTTCAAATTGTATTTGTTGGTAATCAGGAACCATACCAAAACTTACAGAATCGTCTGCTATTTCATTTATAACTGTTGCATCACCAATCATTTGTTCCTCTAATCTCTTGAGTCTTTCCAAAACATTTGCTTGCCATTCTAATGGTAACCACTCTTTATCTCCAACAGTAAATTCATCAATTCGTCCTGGCCATTTCTTTTTAATTTTTATAATCACAAAACTATCATTAACATTTGGTTTATTTACAGCATCAACAACAGTAACTAGTTGCCCAACTCTCCATGAACTATCACTTACTAATACTTTAAATTTTCCAGTTTGAAATGGTGTAGAAAACTTATCTAAAATAAGTGTACATCTTTGTTCGGCATCTTCAACATTCATAACATCTGTTAAAGTGATTGTACGTTTGTATCTTCCATAAGATGCAATACTTGTGCCATTTGTACGATGAATTGGACTTGGTGTCTCAGTCCAAAATTTAACTAAAATATTGTCTTTTCCACCACTTGGTGTAAGTGATGTAAAGGTAAATTCCTTATTTTTTAAATCAAAAGTAAAGTCAAATGTTCCTACTATTGTTCCTTCTGGAACACCCACCTTTTGTTGAGATTGAGTTGGTGCTGTTGATGAAAAATCTGTTGCTGCATCATAATATACTTCAACATATGTTGGAACTTTATCTGATGTAAGAGTAAATGTTAAAGTAGCACCATCTCCAGTAAATACTTCTGACCTTGGTTCACTTTGTACAACTCCTTCAAGTGTTAAATCATTAATCATTTGGTCTTTTCCATTATTCCACTTAGGAATACCAATGATATTTGTCCCAACTGTTAATGTTGTTGCATTTGCTATATAACCTTTTGGTTCAAAATACACTTTATCTGTATCATCTCTATAATATAAAACCCACCCAAGTGATTCTTGTAGTTTTTTTAATCTTTCTAATGGGTCTGCGTGGTTGCACATAAATTTTGAAAGTGTTATGGTTGTTCCACTATCTTGTATGGTTGTACCATCAGCCGACAACCCAGTACGAGTTGTTATTATGTCTAAAGCAATGTCACTTATCTTTCCATCAGGATAGGCAGCATCACCAATAACAGTTTTGTCATAAACATGAGTAACTTCTTGTCTTACAGCATCAGCTAGATTGTTTCTTCCAACTATTCTTATTTTTGCTCCGTCTGGTTTGTAACTTTCAACAAATCCATTCCATATCTTTGAATATCCTGAATCTTGAAACCATTCATAAACCACTAATGTTAGTTCTGTGCTTAAAGTTACAACATCCGCAAGATTCCGTGAAAAATAAATTTCTATGGAAGGAATTGTGTCTCCATATGTTTCTTCTCTGTCCCATTCCATGCAAAAGTTTGTAACATTAATTCCACCTAGAATTACTTGTGTTAGTCTTTTGTTTGATGGTGGAAGTGTTGTAGTAGAACTAGAGGTAGTTGTAGAACTTGATGATGATGTAGTGGTTGTTGCCATTTATTCACCTTAAAAACTATTAGTTGAACTCCCTTCGTATGATGTTAAACTATATTTTACCTTGTTTGGGTCTCCACCAGCATATGTAACACTTACGTCATTTACATACACTCTTATTGTTTCTGTTGATGCAACCATTCCTGTTGAAGACATATTACTTGCTATTGGAGTATAAATATATCCTACTTGACTATTACCTGTATTAGATTGGTCACCAGTAATAAGTGTCCCTGCATTAACAGTTTTTATTGAAGCTAAATCTCTAACATACTTATAAAGGTCAGCAACATCTCCTGTTGAACAATGCCCTTCAAGTACAACATCTCTACTACAACCCATTAAATCTGCTAAAATAGATTCATTAGAATCTTGTGTAGGAAATGGAATTCTAATAAGACCATTTGATTTTTTGATTACTTCTGAGTTTACATTATATAAAGTAAGAATTGCACTACCACTTGAAAGAAAAACATGTCCTGTTCCTGCTGTTAATGTTGAATTTGTCATATTATTTCCTCCTCATAATTATTCCTACTTTTTCATCAATCTTTTCTATTTTTTCTTCTATTTTTTCAATCCTCTTATCAAGTTGTTGATAGTAGTAAATAATTGTTTTCATGTTAGCTGAAATTATTTTTAATTCTGCTCTTTCGTCTGCATCCATTTTATCCTCTCAAATTTGTTGGGTAACTTAAAGCTGATTGAAGTTCCCGTTTTACTTTTTCATCATGTTCATCAAATATTCTTCTTAATTCATCTCTGTCTGTTGCTGCAGAAATGTTGTAAGTTGGACTATAATCAATGGTAGTTTCTCCTCCACCACCACCAACTAATCCAGATAAATCTTTCATTCCAATAATTGTGTCTTGTGGGCTGAATCTTTGTATTCCTCCTCCGGGTCTGGAAATAAAATCACCAACTTCTGCATCATTATTTCCTCCACCACTAAAAGCATTTTCTGCCATTTTTTGTAAATTTGCTGCTTGTTCAGAAACCCAATTAACTGCTCCTTGTGCTATCCCCATAATCCAATCTTTAATTTGTTGTCCTAACCCAGATAAAACATCAAATCCTGCTAATATCACTTTACCTATTTCATTGAAAATAGTTACACCTAAATCTAGTAGTTTTTTTAGCATGTCCCATTTGTTATCCCATACCCATTGAAATAATGTTGCTCCTATATCTAATAATTTACCCATAATATCAGGTAAATTGGTTATTATCCATCCAAGTAATTCTACTCCTATCTTTAGTAATTTACCTAAAATCTCTGGTAAAGTTTCTACTACCCAAGTTAAAAGATTAGATCCTAACTCCATTAAGTCGCTCAACCATTGAGGTAGATTTTTATTAATATATTCTAAAACTGTTACTCCCCATTCCTTTAATGTGTCTAACCACGCAGGAAGATTTGCACCAATATAATCAAGTACCTTTCCTCCCCATTCAGCTAATGTCTGTAACCATGAAGGTAAATTTGTAACTATAAAATTAATTATTTTTTCCCCTAAATTTACTAATGTCCCAATCCATGAAGGTAGATTAGCAGAAATATAATCTAAAACTATTTGTCCCCATTCAGACAAAGTAGCCATCCAAGAAGGCATGTTTTCAATAATAAAATCATAAATTCCTTTTCCAACATCTTGTATTCCTTCAAATATTTCAAAAAAGAATCCCATTACATCTCCTTCAGCTAATTTTTGAAATGCTGCAGGTAAATTAAAATCATCTAAAAGTTTAGAAAGAAATCCTGATGTCATTTTGGCAAATTCAATTAATTTTGGAATACCTGCTCTTAGTAATGGCAAAAACAATCTCAAGAATGGAATAAATAAAATTAAGATAACAAGACCTAAAATTTTGAATAATGGACTAATAATTGGTTCTAAAGCTGTAAAAATGATAGCAATTGCTCCAACTGCGAGTGCTATTACTCCTAATAAACCAGTAACAGATTTTCCGCCTTTTTTCTCTTTTCCACCTGCACTTTCTTCTGCTACTACTCCTCCACCTGAAATTTTACCAACAGCTTCTCCTATTCCAGCTCCTGGTCCTTGATAGCCATAAATACTTGATGTTCCTGATTTTCCTTGCTTAATTGATTCACCAATTCCACCAATTGATTTTTTGAATCCATTAGCTATTCCTTTTGAAGCACTAAGCAATGAACCTTTATCTAAAATCAATTGCAGTGTTGTTTCAGTTTGATATATTCCCATTATTTACCACCGAACATTTTTGAAAATATTTTTATCCATTTCTCCCAACGTTGTTTTTCATCTGCTGCCTGCAAATGTACAAATGCTTGAACTATGTCCAAGTCTATTTCTCTTGCTTCATTTGGCGAGAACCCTAATTTTGCCATTCTAAACAAAACCACATAATCTTGTTCTTGTTCTGTTCCAATCATTTTTCCGCTGAGGATTCTGCCAAGTCTTGAGGGTTTTTTACCCCTCCACTGTTGAAATCTGTTATTTCTCCATACAACCAATCTCCAATTTCTGGGTTTAGTTCTCCTACATCTGATACGTTTCCTACTTTCCAAGGAGCTTCTGTGATACATTTTGTAATGATTAAAAGCTGACTAAATCCACCTTGTAGTTTGGTTTTTACTGGTTTTCCTTTTCCGCTTTCTGCTTGAAAGTCTGTTACTTGGTCAATTATTTCATTTCTTATCTGCATATTCCATTTTCTAATTTTTACCTTAGTTGTTTGCCATTCTGGCTCCATAAACTCTTTTGGTATTTCTAATACCTTTGTTTTTATTTGCATTGCATTGCACCTCCATTATTTATTTTATGGGTTTAGTGTTGAGTTGTTTGTATATTTAAAACCACTACAATCTAATGCCCAATATGTTGTGTCTTCTTTAATTATCTCATTTATGTCCATTGTATAGTCATATGTTGGTAGTTGTACATTGGCGAATGTTACTACTAACTCTCTTGTATTTGTACTTGAAAGACCATTAGTAAATGTTGCTATTAATGTTGCAAGATTTGCTGGTGCTGTTACTGATTGTGTGTCACTACCAAGGAAGTTGTCTAGCTGTAATGTGTCATCTTCATATGCTTCACTTATTCTAAATGAATACTCTACATTTTTTGCTACTGCTTTTGTAGCAAATCTGCTTCCAAGTCCATACAACATTTCAAGATTGTTTCCAATAGAAATCTCTAAACTTTGAACATCTAATCCTGTTGTTGAACCCATTCTTACTGATGCACCACTAAAAATTAATGGGTCTTCATCGTCTCCTGAATCAGTTGTTCCAAGAGTTGAAGTCTTTACCATCTTTTGTGCGAATCCTTCCATTCTTGCAGTTGCAATTTCTCCAGCATTACAATTTAAAGTCAAAGAATTAACTTTTGCTCCTAAAATTGAGTGGAAACTATCTGTGTCAAGATTAAATGCATTTTGTATTGTCATACTTGGAAGAGTGTTTGCTTCTCCGTATGTTCTAATATATGGACCACTTCCGCTCGAAGAACTTATTGTTCCCATAACCCATTTCAAAAAGTATGCATTACCTAGAGAAAAGTTTGTGTCCCAAGATACATCTAATTTCTTTGTTACTAACTTCTGTGCGTTTCTGTCACCAAGTGCAAATAATCGTTCTGTGTTGTTATTTAACCCTACATGAACCGATGCACCATTTCCAAATGGAGTTGTTATAGTTGAACCAGCTGTTCCATACGCAGATTCTTCATCTCCATAGAGCGAAGTCGCATCAACTCCTTTTGCTACGCTTACAAATGCCATGAATATTACCTCCTATAAAATTCCTTTGTTTTTTAATGTTTCATAATTCCACAATTCACAATGCAAATCTTTGTATTCATCTTTGAATAGAAAAAACTTGTCATCTGGTTTCAAATAACCCTTTACCTGAATATACTTATCTTCATTTGGAAGATAAAAATCGTTCATGTAATATTTATTAATTGTAGAAATGTAAAATTTATTTTTATTTGTTTCGTAAATCCAACTTATATCATTTTTATCAAAATATTTCATTGTAGATAATTCCCATCCAGAACGATGCCACACTTTACCATTATTTTTTGAGTTATAATAACCTGATTTAAACTTTGGATGCCATATGCCAACATGTCCATTTCTAATATTGCTTTCAGATAGTTTCTTTCTAGTTTCTTTTGACACTTCTCTACCTGTTAACGAATCACTAATTTTATTTTTTGTTTCTTCTGTAAGTTTATACACTCCAATTTTTCCTTTATTCCATGGGGTTCTTCCTTTTTCTTTCATCCATTCGGGGCATTGTAGTTCTCCATTTTTATGTTTTATTTTTAAAGTTTTTTTTATTCTATTTTTTAATTTCTTTGATTTCTTTCCACCATATATTTCTTCAAAACTTTTCCCTTTTTTATTACTTTTTTGTCCTATATGAGAAATCCTTAATTTTTCCTTTCTTTTAACTGCTTCATCAACACCATAAAGTTTTTCATAGTTTTTTCCTTTTGTTGGATAATTCCAACCATCTAATACTTTCTGTCTTTTTGTTTCTTTCATTTTACTTATTGATTCTTCTGAATGTTTTTGCCCTTTATAATTATTATTTTTTTCTTTGTCAAGTCTTTGCTTTTCCTTTATCTCTAAAGATTTTTCAACTCCATATATTTCTTCATAGCTTTTGCCTTTCCGAGCGTGTAAATGCATATATCTATCTTTCATAAAAACTATCTCACTATTAATTTAACTTTCATTTTTGTTTTCTTTGGAATAAAATACTCCATATTTTGTTGTGTTTCAAATGCAGCAGGTTTCAAGAAAGGCATTTGGGCATAAATATTTTTTCCCGTTTTTCGTTTTGCTTCCCAATCTGTTACTGGGTTTTTTGGGTCATGTTTCCCATGTGCTCTTTCCATTTGACGTGTGCCTTTTTCCACATATTCTGAATATGATAAATCGCTTCCAACTGTAATCACCATTTTATCTTCATCAATCAAATAATTTATTGAATCTCTTAAAGGTCCTTTTTTAACTGGACAGTAATGCTTTGCAAGTGCTCGGTTCATTATAGCCATGTCATATAACATTCCTTTACCTAACATTATTTGCTTTAATGCCTCTACTCCAAATTCTTGTGTCATGTTTTCCTCTCAATAACAAATCTGCCAGTTAAATCAATTGCTCTAGTATAAATTTTATCGTTTCTTGTATAATCTTCTTGCATTGCTCCCATGTGACTTATCGTAACAAAAGGCAAATAATAAAACTCTTTTTTGTTGTTTAAAACAACATTTCTTATTTCATCTGTTCCAGTATTTAGTCTTCTTATTGATGTAGACCACATTTGAGCAGTAATTAAATAATCTGTAATATTTGTCTCTCCACCTAAAGCAAATTCTTTGGTTACTCCATTTAAGATTTTAATCATTAATCTAGGATAATTTAACCTATCTATTTCTACCATTGGTAAATCACCAAAAATCTTGTCACTTGAAGCTCTATCATAATTTATTGCAACAGATGTTCCTGTTGCAGAAGCAGTAGTAAATGTTATTGTTCCAGCAGTATATGATGGAGTTAAATCTCTATACATAGTTTGTGTTGCACCTGCTACTGTAACATATCTAATATTTCTAACTCCAGAGGTGTTTGAAAGCGTAAATGTTGTTGCTCCTGTAGAAGTAAGTGTATTAGTGGTTGTTGTTGCATTCCTTTCGGTAGTGGTAACTATATCGTTGTTCCTAAAAAACACTTCTAACTCTTCTTGTACTCGGGTAAAGTTTGTTGTTGCCATTATATCGCTTCCGCTTGAAAGACTTTACATGCTACTTAGTGTCGCTTGACCATAGCACTTAATTATTTATACCTTTTTGTTATATTTAAATGTAATTTAAGAATATCCGCCTCCATTATAACTAGGATTCCAGTCTACAACAGGGTTATTGCTCTTTAATCTCATCCCACTAATCTTAGCAAACATCTCATTAGTTCCCATAACATAAAATGTAATTTTATCTATTCTATAAGTTACTCCATCATAAATTACATAATCGTGTAGTGTTGGTCTTACTTGTGGAGATATTGCTGTTCCATCTATTTCGGTTTTTAATCTTGCATCTAACCAAATAATTACATCACTTGTGTTTAATTCTCCAGCTGGTAAAAGAATTTTCTCTATTTTCTCTACATCTAGTGTTCCATAAATTGTGTAATCTGTATAAACTGATAAATCTAAGTCTCCTGTCATTGGGTCATTAGTTTGTGTAAAATGACGATAAATCATTGTTTGTTGGTATTCTGGTGTTGTAATATATTCTCTAAACAAATCTAATACTTCTCCTGCTACATATGGAACAGTTGTTACATCTGAGACAGTACTTTCATCCTTCATTCTTTGACCATGTGCTTTAACAAACATTTCTGTTTGTCCTAGTATATTGAAAGATAAAACATCAAGTCTATATGTGATATTATTAAAAATAACATAATCTCCAATTTGTGGCCTAAACTCATTTTCAATAAATGTTCCGTCGGATTTCCTTCTTATTCTTGAAGGAACATGTATCTCTGCATCACCTATCTGTAGTTTACCAGCTTCTACTAATGAATGACTTGTTTCAAGTATATCAACTGTAGCATAAATAGTATAATCGGTGTAGTTATCTTTTATTTTATCTCCAGTCATTGGGTCTTCTGTAAATACAAATCTCCTATATGTTACTTCTTGTTGGAATTCTGGTAATTCTGCATCTGTATTTGTGAAATCTCTGAACATTTCCATTGCTTCTCCTGCAACATAAGGAACACTAATTACCATATTACTTGTAATGTTTTCTCCTGGTCTAATTGTTGTTGTTGTAGAAGTGCTAGTGGAAGAACTACTTGATGTAGAAGTTGAAGTGCTTGATGATGTGGTTGAACTAGAAGAAGTTGATAAGCTACTACTACTAGTTGAAGTGGATGAAGATGTTGATGTTGAGCTTGATGTAGAGAGAGTTGATGATGTGCTTGATGTAGTACTACTTGAAGAACTAGTACTCAATGAACTTGAAGTTGTACTACTAGATGTTGAAGTGGATGTAGATGTTGTCGTTGAACTAGTTGATAAAGTGCTACTTGAAGTTGAAGTACTAGATGAAGTGGTTGAAGTACTACTTGAAGTAGATGTAGATGAACTTGTTGATGATGATATAGTTGACGAAGAACTAGAACTAGTTGAAGTAGATGTAGAAGTACTAGATGTGGTTGAAGTTGAAGAACTTGAACTTGAAGTAGAACTTGTTGAAGTAGATGATGTAGTAGACAAAGTTGAAGAGCTTGATGAAGTTGAAGAACTAGTAGAAGTGCTTGTAGTAGTTGAAGTACTACTTGTTGTTGTTGTTCCTGTTCCACAATAAGTTATCTTAGCATATAATGAATATATTCTTGATGCAAAAGAACCAATTTGCTTAAATTTTACTTTTAATGCATCTATATCTGCTACTGAATAAGTTCCTGTATATGTTTTACTAACCCAAGATGCTAAACCACCCAAAGACAAATCTTCATAAGCAGTCCAACCACCATCTATGTAAATTGATACATCAACTCTAGTACTCAAAGTGTAACCATATATCCAAATATCTACTTGTGATGCTTCTGATATTAATCCTGAATTTTCAAATCCAAATGCTTCTTCTTTTGCATCAGTTGATGTTTGTATATAATTACTTAAAGTTGGAATTGTTGGTTGTCTTACTCCATCATCAATTGCTGTATAGTGATATGGTGAGATTGTTGTTGTTGAAGAACTTGATGTAGATGATGAACTAGTTGAAAGTGTTGAACTAGTAGAACTTGTTGTAGATAGAGTACTTGATGTAGAGGAACTACTTGAAGTAGATGTTGATGTTGATGTTGTACTTAAAGTACTGGTTGTAGATAATGTTGAAGAAGAAGTGCTAGTAGAAGAACTTGTGGAAGTTGATGAACTTGTACTTGTGCTAGTAGAAGTGCTTGTTGATGTAGATGTTGAGCTAGATGTTGAAATAGTTGAACTTGAACTGCTTGTTGAAGTGCTAGTTGAAGTAGAACTAGTAGTAGATAAAGTACTTGAAGTTGATGTTGAACTACTAGTTGTTGAAGATGTTGATAATGTTGATGATGTGGAAGAAGTTGTAGATAAAGTGGATGATGATGTTGAAGTAGAACTTGAAGTGCTTGTAGTTGTAGATGTAGATGTTGTTGTGGAAGTAGATGTTGTAGTTGTAGTTGCTCCCCCATAAGTGCTATATCCAACAAGGAAGAAATCAACACCTACATTACTTATTTCTCCTTCAATAAGTCTACTTCCATCACATTCAACCATTCCCCATGCGTGTTGTTCTCCTGATGCTCCTCTAACAATATCTTCACTTGAACCATTCTTACGCAAACCATAATTTTGTGTGTAAATACCAGTAACAACTTCAATATATCCTCCTGTAGCTCCAGAAGGCAAAGCACTTAAATCTGTCCATGTACCAGTAGTGGCAATAGACAAATCTGTTGCATTAGTATTGAAAACTGAAAGATGTTTGGTGTATCCATTTAAGAAGAAATCACATCCTGTGCTTGTTGTATATCCTTCAAGTATTTCAGAACCATTAACTCCAATAATTGCAGCACCATGGTCATCAATATCAAGAGTTCTATTGTCTGTTGAACCATTTTTTCTAAATCCCCAATTTTGACCTGTTGCAGATGTTATTACTTCAAACATTGCTCCTGTTGCTCTCTCGCTTCCTGTATCAGAAGAAATGTTTATATCTTCCCAAGAGCTAGTTGAACTTAAAGATTTATCTGGCGAATTAGTAAAAAATGTTGCATTTCCGTCAAAATAACCTACAATAAATACATCAATATCTGTTGTGCTTCCTACATATAACTCAAGAATTCTATTTGCATCAACACCACAATTACACCAAAAATGTGAGTTAGCATATAATCCATTTATTCTATTATCTGTAGAACCATTCTTTCTCCAACCAACTGCTAGTTGCCCACTTCCAGCTCTAACAATATGCAAAATTACTCCTGTTGTTCCAACAGAAACTTGACTTGATACATCCACATCAGTCCATGCATTCGCACTTCCCGGAGTAATTTCAACTGGGTCAATCCATTCAACTCCTCCTGGAGCTAAAGTTGTTGAAGTTGTTGTAGAAGTACTACTTGAAGTGGAAGTTGTTGTGGAAGTTGAGGATGTAGTTGATGAAGTAGATAATGTGCTACTAGTTGAAGTGCTAGATGATGTGGTTGAACTTGTTGAAGTAGAGCTTGATGTACTTGATGATGTTGATAAAGTACTTGAAGTTGATGAAGAAGTTGATGTTGAACTAGATGTGCTAGTAGATGTTGATGTGGTTGAAAGAGTAGATGATGTACTAGATGTAGTTGAAGTTGAACTACTTGTAGAACTTGTAGTAGATAATGTACTAGAACTAGAACTTGATGTGCTTGTAGAAGTTGAAGTAGAACTACTTGTACTTGTACTACTACTTGTAGATAATGTACTTGATGTAGATGATGTTGAGGTTGATGTTGAGGTTGATGTACTAGTACTCGTACTAGATGATGTAGAACTTGTACTAGATGTACTAGTGG